AAAGTGATAAAGTTTGAGAGAGATTATCAACAGCAATTGACTTATGAATTTATAAGGTCATTCCCTTTGAGTATCTCATCAATGCCAGTTTCGTTTGATGCATCATCTCTTTTGAAAGTCAGTGTATCAATGAGTTATATCAGGTACATTGTACTGAAGACTCCAAGTAAAACTGGATCGCAAGAAGGATCTAATCCCGCCAATCGATTCAGTCCAGAAAATCAAGCACAATTTAACGTACAATCATTCACTAATTTATTTGGGAATAATCTTCCACTTGGTGCAAACGATCAACTCAGGTCCATACAATCTGGATTTGCTTAATAAATAATAATACTGAAAAATTCTATAGGACATCATGCCTTTACCAAAGATTGCCACACCGGTATATGAACTTGAACTACCATCAACAGGACAAACGATCGAATACAGACCTTTTCTTGTAAAAGAAGAGAAAGTTCTTGTGATTGCTTTGGAGAGTGAAGATACCAAGCAAATCACAACTGCGATCAAAAACGTCATCAAGAATTGTATCAAGACAAAAGATATCAAGGTAGAGAATCTTCCTACCTTTGATATTGAATATTTGTTTTTGAATATTCGTGGTAAGTCTGTTGGTGAAGAGATTGAAGTAAATGTTACCTGTCCTGATGATGGAGTAACTCAAGTTCCCATCAAAATTAATCTGGATGATATTCAGGTTCAAAAGAACGAGGATCATACGAATAGAATTAAAGTGGATGATAGTATTATGATGGAGATGAAGTATCCATCTCTTGATCAGTTTATCAAGAACAACTTTGATTTTGATGAAAAGAATGCAATGGATCAATCATTTGATTTGATTGCAACTTGTATTGATAAAATCTTTACTGAAGATGAAGTTTGGGCAGTAGAAGATTGTTCTAAGAAAGAGATTGTAGAATTTCTTGAGCAAATGAATTCCTCACAGTTCAAAGAGATTGAGAAATTCTTTGAGACCATGCCTAAGTTATCTCATTCACTAAAGGTTAAAAATCCAAAGACCAAGAAAGAAAATGAGGTAGTAATTGAGGGATTAGCGGGTTTTTTCGCATAGCCCTGATCCATATGGATCTGGAGAACTATTACAGACTAAACTTTGCTTTGATACAGTACCATAAATATTCATTAACTGAGATTGAAAACTTGATGCCTTGGGAACGAGACATCTACGTTGCATTATTACAACATCATCTTGAAGAAGAAGAATTAAAACAAAAGCAAAGGAATGCCATCAAGTAAATTCGGTTCTAAGTTCTTAGGTGAAGAAAGATACCAGCAGTATGTTGACGAACTTACTGCTGATGGGACCATTGATGGTGAAAAATTATCTCCCGAAGAGAGAAAAGAAGGATTTAAGAAGAGAAACGATAAGATAGGATTTCAAGAATTTGTAGGGAATGTATTAGATAAAAAGCAATCAGCAACAGTTTCAAAAAAATCAATAGCATTACCAGGAGGAGGTGGTGGAGCACTTGTAAGGCAACCGAAATCAGCAGTAGGAATAACAAAACTCGATTCAAGTAAGATCGCTCCTTCGGCCGCTGAGGGTGGTGGTATACTTGAAGAGATACTGAAGATTGTTACGTCTATTCGTGACACTCTGATTGAAAAAAATGAGTTTGATGTAGGTCAGTCTAAGAAAGATAGTCAAACTGCAGAGAGAACAAAGAGAGCGAAGAAAGAAAAAGGATTAGAGTCTGGCATTTTCAAAGGTCTGGCAAAAGCAACTGAGAAAGTTCTTGCTCCAGTCAAAGGAATGTTTGAAAAAATCTTTGACTTTATCAAGACTGTTATCTTAGGTAACATCGTAATGAACATCCTTAAGTGGATGGGTGATAAAAAAAATAAAGAGAAAATTGATAATCTTATTAGATTCTTCAAGGACTTTTGGCCTGCCATTGTTGGAGCATACTTATTATTTGGAACTAAGTTTGGTGGTTTAATTAGAACCATTGGCGGTTGGGCACTTAAAATTATTCGATTTGCTGTGCCAAAACTTATGAGATTTGTCTCACGAAATCCGAAAGCAGCAGCAGCGTTGGCAGTTGCTGGTGGTGTTGGAATGTTAGGTGCAAGGATATTAACAGGGACTGAGGTTGGTGCAGATGAAGAAGAGGGAGAGCAAACTCCTGAACAACAACAGGAAGCAGAGTTCAAAGCAGCACAAACAACAGCAACAGAAAGTTTAAAAGAAGCAGAAGAACCAGCAAAAATGTCCAAGGGTGGTAAAGTCCCTGGATCTGGAAATAAAGATACGGTTCCTGCAATGCTCACTCCAGGTGAGTTTGTGATGAGTAAGGGTGCTGTAAGTAAGTATGGAACTAATACGTTAGCATCAATGAACTCCATGGGAGGAGGAACTAACATTCCAAGTCTCATGGGTGGAGGAGTTTTAGGATTCTCTGGTGGAGGATCAGTTTCTAAGGATGAAGAACCTGGTGGAAGAAATAAAACAAAATCTGATGATGAAGGTGGTGGATTTCTTGGTGGCATAGGAAAAATGTTTGGTCTTGGAAAACCATCCACTATACAATCTACTCCAACTAAAGATAATGATAATGATAAAGGAAGTGGTGGCGGAAGTTTAAAAGATCTTACAGGACAAGATTTTAGAGATTTAGCATTTATTGTTAGTGCAGAGGCACAGAGGGGAACTGATGATGAGTATGGTGTTTCTGCTGCAGTTTTGAATAGAGTTGCTGATCCTGCATGGCCAAGTACGATAAAAGCAGTTGGATCTCAAGCAGGTCAATTTGAGGCAGTTTATAAAGGACTTGCAAAAGATGATCCAGAATTAGCAGCAAAACTTGCATCTCCAGAGGGGCAGGCAAAGATTGTTGAGGCAATGAAAAAATTAAAAGGTAGAACTGACTTTAAAGGAACAAGTCAGTATGGAAATATGGGTAAAGGTGATATAAAATTCTCAAATAGGGGCAACTTCTATCATTATAAAGAACAAGTAGGTAAAAATGATCCTCCACCAGCACCACTCCCATCTTATTATACAAAGTTTATTGGAACTGGTGGACCTGCTGTAACTCTTGCTGGTACAACTGCATCTGGTGGGGGAGGTTCTATAGCTAGTAGTTCTGGTGGAGGATCTACTTCAAGCACAAGTAGTTCTTCTTCTTCGGGTGGTAGTGGTCCAAAATTCGATTATGCACAACTCAGAAAAGATTTAGGTGTTAAGACAGCATCTGTTTCTAAATCATCAAGACCATCATCAACCGCAGCATATACACAGATGCAACAGGGTCAACAACAAACTCCTCAGAAGACTGAGAAATCTCAGTCACCAGGTATTCCCTCATTTGATGCTGCTGCAATGTCTTCCTCTAAGAAGATAAAAACTTTGGGGATAACGGTGTAATCTATGGCAATTGCTGCTCAGAAGTTACTTCCACAAAAGACTGGTGGGGCAATGGTCCCGATAAACAAAAGTGCTATCACAAAAATTACTCCTATAGGAGTAAAAAAACCTGCAGCTGCTAATCCTGCTGAGGGAGAGGAGAAAGATACTCTTGTAGTAATAAAAGAGAGATGTATTGAAATAGATACTCTTCTAAAAGGATCTCTTGCACTTGATAAAATCAGAGCAGATCAATCACGAAAGAAATCTGAAAAGAAAGAACGTACTGAAGGAGAGAAAGAATTAGAGAAGAGTGATAATAAAGATGAAAAGAAAGGAAAAGGTCTCAAACTACCCAAGATAAGTTTCTTTGATCGTATTAAAAACTTTATCAAGAATGTTATTCTTGGATTTATTGTAACCAGACTGATAAAGTTTGCTCCTCAGATAGCAAAAGTCCTATCATTCTTAGCACCCATTGGCAAGTTTATCTTCGCCGTTGGAGCAAAACTATTAGAAGGATTTGTTAATCTTGTTGACTTTGGATATAAGATTTACGACTCTGGTAGAAAGTTTATTGGTGATAAGTTAGGTGAAGATGCATTAGCCAACTTCGATAAATTGTCTGGTGCAATCAATACAATGCTGAACCTGGCATTGATTGCTGCCATGGCAACCATGGGTGGTCGTCAACGTGGACCAAGGAGAAGACCCAGAGCAAGACCAAGAAGATTTGATCCAAAAGATGTAAAGAACAGGGCAAAAAATATACGAAAAATACGAAATCAACGTAGATTGCAACAAGTCACGCGAAGACTTGCACCTGTTGTTGATGCTGGACGAAGTGTAGCTCAAAGAGGTAGAACAGCAGTAACAAATGTTGTTCAAAGTAAACCAGTACAAAATCTTGCAAGGAGAGGTGGAGGATTATTTGATAGAATTGCTAACAATAGATTTGTAAAAGGTGCTACTGACTTTAGTAAAGCAATATACACAGGTGCTGTAGGGACAACTAATTTTATTGGTGGTCTTGGGAAAAAATTTGGTAGTTCTATTACGAATGCCTATGATGGCATGAAAGACTTTGCCAAGAA